ACCTACCGATCTGTTAGGAATAGGGCAATACGCAGCCTTAGGCTGGGCCTCCAATACCCAACCTTTACTCAGAAAAAATACCAGACAAAGGATTATAGGTATAATTGATTTCATATATTCTTTTTTTGCTTTATGTACAAGAGGACGACCAACAATAGCACTCATCTCTTTTTGACGAAGACTCTCTTTAGAGAGTGCATTCAACTTAAATCGTTTTACTTTCATAACTTAAACTTTTTAGTTGTAAATAATGTTACTATCGCTGCTCGCATCATAAATCATTCTTTTTCTATGGGTGAGAATTTCTGTCTCTTGCTGACATGACCATCACTCCATACCATTCCTATGGCATTCCAGTAATCCGCATTGTATTTCTTTTGCAACTTCCAGATTCGACTACGTGTAGTCTTTGGATAGAGACGCTCAGGATATTGAAGAATGGGGAAATTTCCTCGATCTATGGCTACCGCCTCCCAAACATATTTTTTTTGCAGGTCCTGAACTTTCAATATGCAACCAGGAAGTCCACCAAACTTCCATGGGCCACCCTTGAAAGGGATATCTGGAGCAAACCAGGCTTCAAATTCATTGCCGCGGAAACGACTGGTTGCCCTTTGGCAACGATGTCCCAGAATTAACAGATACTCCTTGTGTAGATTCCACCGCATCAAAGGCCACGCTTCCGTGTATCGACCATTATTATTCTCTGCCCAAAGAGGCATACAAGCCCATTCCGTAAGTTTATTTCCCGATGCAGAAAGGTTACTTGCCCACGCAGTACTTTTGTTATGACTTGTAAATCAGTGATTTATAACGAGGTTTGACTGTTTAACAGTCAGTCAGAGCAACAAAACAGCAACAAATATGCAAAAAGAGGGGCTTTTCGACCCCTCTTCAAGCCCTCTGAGGGCAAAGATAGTTATTTTTCTCGAATACGCCGCATGTGGGCTTTACTTTTCAATCTCGTGTAAGTTATCACCTGAACAAACTTACGCCGACATACGGGCGCAATCGCTGTTGGTCTGTTTAGACGTATCTCTTCGCCGTTTCTGTCAGTTCATCTGCGTAGTTGTATATCTCGTCAAGGGTCTGAACCTTATACATACGTTCTGACTTGTCTTCTGAGATAATGGCAATGCGCTTGTTCTTCGGTTGGTTGAAGTAGAAGCGGACAACAGTCTTTCGCACATTGTTGTCAATCTGAACCCCGAAGTATGATCGTGTATCCTTGTATGTGATGCGGTCAGAGGTCACAACGCTGCGGATAATAGACTTCACGATGAAGAACGCCTCCAACTCTTCTTCTGTTGTCACAATGCCGTCCTCGTTTGTCTCAGGCTCTGTGGGCTGTTCTTCTGTCTTCTCGGCGGTCTTCTGTTCTGTGGCGGTTGCTTCTTCATCTGTCTTGATTGCCGCTTTCAGACGGTCAGAAATAATGTCGTTTATATAACTGCCGATTGTACGTTTTGTCAGGGCTGTGAACTGTTCAAGAACCTTTTGGGAGAAAACGCCGTCATAGACCTGTTTCCCGAAGAACCTCACAAAGTCAGGAGAGGGGTTCGCGAACTCTTTTGAAATGGCGGTTTTGAGTTCGCCCATATATTTCAGCTCGCTTGCCGAACTGAGAATGTTGTCAACGTCAAAATAAGACCTGTGAAACTTCTTCAACTCTTCGACCTGAGCGTCTTTCATTTCAAGGAGGTTCACTTCCAAGAACGGTTTCTCGTCCATTTTATTAGGCTCGGCAAGGTCTGTGTAGAACTTGTATATTATGCCGTTTGTCAAGACCCCGAACTTTGCCTTTGACACGTTAAAATAGCGTATCAGTTGGTTGTCATAAAGGTTCAGGTCTTGCTCCCAATGTTTACACTCAATGAGAATAATCGGCTCGCCGTCTTTCAGAATGGCGTAGTCAATCTTCTCGCCCTTTTTCATACCGATGTCACAACTCATTTCAGGTAACACCTCCAACGGGTTGAACACGTCATAGCCGAGAGCACTCAGGAAAGGCAGAATGAGAGCCGTCTTCGTTGCTTCTTCTGTCTTCAAGTTGTCTTTCAGACTTTCAATGCGCTCAGATATTTGTTTAATCGAATCTTTGAAATCCATATCTGCTGTTTTTACGTTAAAACTCTGTACCTTTGCAAAACACGGCTCGCCGTTGTCACAGAGACCCAACGTAAAAACGTGGGAATCCCCTTGTCGGTCAAGAGGTATCGCCAAACACCCGAACAGCCTACAAGGAAAATGCCCACGATATACGTGGGCATCTACCATTGCTTTTAAGGCTGTCTGAAATTTTGGCGATTTTCTTGACCCTCAAAACAATAGCAAACGCTATATTTTCAAATTTTGTCACAAAGGTAAGAATTTCTTTTTTAATTCCGACAGAATTTCCGATTTTTGTGCTTACGCCTTAATCATTTTTAGCGTTTTCACTGTTTTTGAAGCCGTTTCAGGTACACAACCAAGGCAAAGATTGCCAACAAGAACCAAAAACCGAAGATTTCACATTTCTGAAACTTTGTCAGGTCACGGGGAACAGAAACTTTTTCTTTGACTTTCAGGTATCTGTCCCGATAAACTATGCTGTCCCGTTTTTCAATCTTCTTGTCCGTCTCAATGGCTTTCTTCTGAGGCTTTGTCCGCAGATCGTGAAACAGAGAGCCGTCAGGGTTGATGCGAGCGTCAGAGGTGGCATATTCGTTTTCAAGGTGTGAAACGCTGTCACGGGTTGTGCGCTCTGCCGTCTGAGCGGGTATTTCAAGAAAGACCGTATCAGGAACGAGAATTGTCTGCGTCCTGACCTCAACACGGGTGCTGTCCTGACGGTCTGTTTCTGTTGTCAGGTTTCTGCAAGGGCAGCAGCCCCACATGAGTGAGACCGCCGCCAATAAGATGAACAGTTTCTTTGTCATTTCTTCACGCTTTTGATATAAGACAGAATGCCGTCCACATGAACCTTTGTAATGAGCTGCTTACCCTCTTCACTCAGAAGAAAATCTACGTCTTCTTTGTTGTCCTGAAAAAGGTTCTCAGTCAGAACGGCGGGGCAGCTTGTATCTCGGCAGATAGCGAGGTTCTGAGTGATGAACGGCTGCTGTGGCGTGTATTTTCTCACTCTCAGCCCGTTTTTCTCTGCCGCCTGAGCAAGACACGTTGCGAGCGTCTTACTCTTTTGAGAGGCGTTCAGAGAGACGTGTGCCGACCACCCACGGGCTTCATGCCATTTGCCGTCAGCCCCCGCTGCGTTGTTGTGAATTGAGACCAACAGAGCGTTTGAAGCCCCGTGAGCCTTGCAGAGGTTGTTCGCCCTCTGACAGCGTTCTTTCAGGCTGATGTCGTTTCTTTCAGGGGTCAAGAGAAAAACGTGACCCGCCCCAAGCTCATGGCATAAAGCACACTGCAGACGCTTGGCAATCTCACGGGCGTAGGCGTACTCTCTCAATCTTCCGTCAGGAGAACGCTTGCCCGCTGTGTCTTCTCCGTGACCGTTGTCAATAATTACTATCATATCATTTTAACCGTTTAAGCGTTGATAAAACTCTGTTTTGATGTTATCATACGCAAGTTTAACATTCGTGTAAGCACGGGCGTTGTTTTCTCCGTCCGCATTGTAGATTTCACTCTCAACGACCTTTGCCACGTCTTCAACCCATTCAGGGGCGCAGAAGTCTGACAGCGGTTTCCCGTGGTATGTGAACGGGTCAAAGCGGCTGTTTCTGTCTTCATGAATGACTTTGAGAGACTTTCGTATCTTCTCTGCCGTTGCCTCATGGTCGATGATGTGGTTTTCTTTTCTGACCCTCTTAATAAGGCGGCAGACCTGTTCCACCGTGAGGTCAAAGGCAAAGCCCGTCAGGTTTCTGATGCGCATCTGTGTCTCAGGTTCAAGACGTTCAGCAAGGTTTTTTATCGCTGCGTTGTTGTCTTGAAGAATGTCTAACAACTGTCTCAGGCATTCTTGCTGTTCTAACATGCGGTTAATCATTGATTTGAACCATCTGAAAATGGCTATCATCATCACCGCCGACAGAAAAAGAAAGAAAGCCGCCGTGACAGCCATTAAGCCATAGTCGCTTATGCCTTTGGCTATCTCTGTAACTTGTTGAACCTCATTCATAGCACAGCCCTGATTGAATGTCCGACAACCGCCCCGCCCGCTGTCAGGGCGAAGTCTATCCAATCCCAAGAGCCGCCATAAAGAACGTCTTTCAGTTCAAGGGCAGCCCCCACACCCGCACCCGTATAACAGGCACAATACCAATCGTCAGCCCCAAGCCCAATCAAGACCCCACCGATGAGATGTTTCCATCGGTTGCTCAATTTGAGCCATTCCAATATCTTTTTCATACCTTAATAATTTATAATTGGCTACAAAAACACAAATATTAGTGCGTATTAAGCACTAATATTTAGAATTTCTAACAAATCGGCTTCCAATTCATTGATTTTTTCTCTGATTGACTGCCTTTCTTTATGCAAGGTGACAATATCATAGGGTAAT